CCTTCGCCTTTACATTCATCGCAAATCTCAGTATAAATGTTGCAAGGCCATAAGCAGTCCTGGCATATACGATTAAAAACTTCAGCATCGCAACATTTAGAAAATTCGATGTGACCAGATCCGTTGCAATAATCGCAGTCATCAATCCGAATGTTCTCGTTTCTGGCAAATTGCGACTCTCGCAATCTTTCGTAGTAATCGTCTAAATTCATTTCAGCTTCTCGGTTAAATAGTCACATAATCCAGCTAATCCTATCAGGACTGCCGACATAATAATAAAAAAAATGATAATTTCCATATAGCAAGTTTTAATCCGGAACATCCCGGTACTGCCAAATCCCCATGCTGATTAAGCTATGGGGCGGCAGATTCCGCAGACTTGCGGAACTGGGGAATGTTATCTTAATAATTAACTTTTACGCTTTCAATTAAAATAGTCTGGCCTTTAAATTCTTTTTTGACAATTTTATAAGCCTTGTCAAAATCTACGTTTAAAAGTTTTCTAAAAATAAATCCTTCTTTTGTTGTTACGTTTGTTATTTCAAATGTGATATTTTTAGCTTTCATAATTTGCAAGTTTTGAGCAACTCCCTATTGAATTGCTGATCAAATATAAATCTATTTTCGATATAAAAAAATTATTTTGATATTTTTTTCATAATTATTTTAATGTCAATAAAATTTATATATTTGTAGAAATAATAGTCAGGTGGCGGAATGGTAGACGCTAAGATGTAGTATTAGATAACCCACGGAACGGTTATATCATTGAGGTAAAATCCGATAAGTAAATTCCTCGTAAACTAATACATACAGGTTCGAGTCCTGTCCTGACTACGAATAATTAAACAAAAACTATAAATTATGAAACTAAAATCTATCCCGGTATATCTTCCGGATGAAAAGCGATCCGCTTTAAAAGCAATTAGCAAAAGTAAACGCCTGGCCCAGACTCGGCTGATCGAGCAAGAATTGGATAAGATGTTTAAAAAAGAAGGGTATCATTTTAAGTGATGACAACACTAATCATCTGCCTTATAATGGCTTGTATAATAGCAGTTGAAATGTATATTTTGGCTGAGGAGGAGAGTACATAACGATTAAAGATAAACCCGAATGTTTATACCTTATAACTAAGTGAAATGAAAGACCAAGAAATAAAAAGAATGTGGGAAATTGATGCAAAGGTACAATTAGGCGATAAAATTACAGATGAAGAAAAAGACTTTTTCAATGCTAATTATGAAAAAATGAGAGAGCAAATGGAAGATAATTGGACACATTGGCAATTTCATTCAGGTCGTGTTTAGCCTTACCTATAACTAATGGCTAACAGAATGTTTACACTTTACCAATGAACAACTTTATATAGTTCAGCTTCAAGGCGGAGTTTCTCTTGCATTAAATACTCGATGCGTTCATCATCTGTCAAAGTATTTTGCCCTTTAATATTCTGAAGTTCTTAACGGAATAATTGCCATCTGTTTTAGTTTGTATGTGCGCAAAACCATGCGAATAATTGTTACTTACTGGGTTGTAATCAGGAGATAATTCACTTAAACAACCGGTACTCCAACAAGTGATTAATTCTCCAGACAATGTAGTTTCAGAATGTTCACTTATGCGATGTGTATGTCCTACGATTGCACTTTGCTTAACTTTTAAAAACAACCCTCTCGCTGCGTTTACTGGCGCACCAAATCCCCTAAAAAATAAATGTCCATGATGGATGCTTAGTTTTCCTGCTCTGATAATTGTCTTATCATCAATCAGGTTAATGCTAACCTTTGAGAGTTCCAGTCTTGCATCAAGCGAGTAGTACGGATCATCAAAAATCTCAGGCGCTTTTGCCATCAAGAAATGCTCATACCTTACATCATGATTACCTTTATTAAAATAGATTATTGCATCAGGAAAGGATGCTCTCAGGATCCTTAGAAAATCTTTGGTAGTATCAAACTCATGTTTGACTGATCTTTTGCGAGGATCCTTCTCAAATCGTGAGCATCCGTAGAAATCAATCAAATCCCCATTGATTAGGATTGTGTTTATATTCTCTTTTTTACCATAATCTAAAGCCGCAGTAATAGCATCAATGGAATGATAAGGGATGTGCAGATCAGAAATCAGTAAAATGTTATTACAAGCTATCGGCAGAGTGAAAGGTACTCTATCTTTTTCTTCGCTTTCGGGTAACTTATAAGGATTGCTATTGAATGTTTTTGGCTGATATAGACTTTTGTTGGCGTAATTGCTAATCTTGCCCTTTATTGCTCGAATACTACTGCGAACGCCTTCAATATCTTTAAATACTAAGGGATTTTCTTTGTAGATTTTTTTAGCCAAGGTCAGATCCCCATGATCTGGGAATCTTTCCAAATATGGTCTAACTATCTCTTGTTTTTGCATAAAAGTAGATTAGTAAACATCCGACGAATACAAGCAACAAACCTGCATTTGTCATTACAACTTTTCGATTATCTTCGTAGGTTCAAAGAAATTTTTAACCAGATAGGCAAATCCACCAGCAACTGAAGCCATTGCTATCTGATGCCAATTAAAGGTTAAGATTCCAGCTTCCAAAGATTGCTGAAGGATCAACACCGCTGGAGTAAGGATTGCCATTATAAGACCTCGCACCAAGTCCCGGACTTGTAACGTGCCTTGTTTTGAGATGATTTTTTTTGCCATGATTTTATTTATTACCAACGTGCCTCAGTTCCTCGGCAATCGTAATGAACAAAGGAAGGATAAATCCCTATTCCGCCCTGCATCATTTTGCCTGATTTGATTAGCTTTTTTATGATTGCCGCTAATTGTTTCGGAGTATATTTTGAAGTAACCAAATCCGCAGCTTTTGCCAATTTGTGCTGACTTTTTGGACTGCCTCCAATAGAGGCATTATAAGCCTCTGTACGATACGCAGAATTTAAAGTGATAGGAATACCTATAAAGTCCCTAAGCGCTTGTAGCTGATCAGCCAGTAGCCTCACGTTAGCCTCTAATGCTTCAGGTACTTTACTCCCATCCTTGCATTTAAACTCCCGGATATGGAAGTTAGTAGTTAATTGCCCAGCACTCATTTCTTGCTCAAAAAATGCTCAACCATTGAGATCACAAAGTCAATGATCTTGCGTTCCAATTTTGGGAAAACTACTCTAAGCACCCAAGACAAAACTCCCGGAACTGCTTTCTTAATTTCAGGCATTAGGCTAACCTTAACCTCTGCCTCGATGAATTCTATTTCTTCCGCTTTCATTTGATTTTGTTTGTTGCTTTGATGTAATACCTGATTGCAAATAATCCACTAATTATGGCGACCAGAGAAGCCAACAATGTCACTATCGGTTGTATATTGGCAATGCTTAACATCGCACCAGTTACACTTACTACGGTCGCTAAATCGGCGTTGTTATTTGTCATCTTTAATTTGTGGTTGCAATTGTTTAACTAATTCAGCTGCTACTGCTTTGACCTGAATGTGAGGTGCGCTTGATTGCTCAATGACTGCCAATACTGCCTCCCATTCTTGTACCAGTAATTTAACTGTTAAAATTTGTGGTTCTGTTGTTTGTACTTCTTTTTCAGTTTTCATAGGGTTGTTTTTATTACAAATATAGTTAATTATTGGGTTGTGTTTGTATCTGGTTCTATCGGCTCAGATTCTTCAGCCAATTCCTCAACTACAATCGGCTCAGGCTTTACATAATCTCTTATGATAGCAAGGTTTAGTTTTTTAGCAATCCAATCCCAAGCGAAAGTATCTGAATCCCATTGCTGATAATCATCGCCTTCAAGTGTTAATTTACCACTTGCTAACTGCTCGGTTTCATTTGAAATAGTGTAGTAAAATTCAGCGGATGTTCCAAATTTTACATCTGTTCCAAAAGCATGTAATATATGCCCTTGTTTGTTTTGTCCTGAATCCCATGTTGAGATAGGTTGAATTTGTTTCATGTTATAAGATTTTAGTTATTGCAACTCTTGAAGAATAATTTATGCCCCCTACTGTGATAAGTGATACAATAGTTAATGTTGTACTTGCTTTTATATTCAATGCTACTACGTCCTGACCTTCTCCAAATGCTGCACCTGGAGTTGTTGCAATAGTGCCTAAAGAAACAGATCGATTATTATCGTCTGTATAGTTGAAAGTAGCACGAGCTTGTCCAGTTGCATTATTATTTGTCATTGTAATTGTAATTTGTAATAACTCATCTGATGCCCCTGCAGTATATGATGCTAATGTCACATTATTAGCAGTTTGATTTGTTAATGTATTGTTATAAAAAACATTTACAGATAATGCTCTTAATGCGCCACTAAAAACACTCGTACCGGCCGCACTTATACTCAACCGATTAACACTATTTGTTGCTAAATCCAATGTATTAGCCGCTGACAAATACATTCCGTTTGTTGGAATAGATGAACCGCTTGGAATAAAGGCTGATCCAGTAACAGTTGAACTAAACGAAGCACTTAACCCAGCTAAAGCAGTAGCTAAAGTAATTAATCCCGTAGATCGTGTAATCTGGAAAGGAGTATCAATCAATGCACCGGCATCTGAATATCTTCTAATAAAGAAATTAGCACCAGCATTGGATCCTGATTCTGTTCCCGAAACCTCTAAGTTTATACGATTGGAATTGTCTGAACGAAATGAGATACTTTTTGCTACTGAAACATTAGCATCTAAGTTTGCGATCAGCGCAGTAGCACCGCCATCTAAATGTAGCTTTGTTGTTGGATTAGCAATACCGATTCCAAATTCTCCAGTTTGCAAAATAGAAACTAATTCAGAACTATTCGGCTCACTAAAAATTCTGAAGCGATGATCAGATTGCACATTTCCAACCGACCAGCGATTTGTTCCAGCACTTCCGAAACCTAAAAATGCGTTATTTGTCGAAGTTCCGTTTACTCTGGCTATAATCCCTGATCCGAAAACATCAAGCGGAGTAGTCGGCGCATTTGTGCCGATTCCTAATCTATTATTTGTATCATCATAAAACAAGTTTGCATTGTCCTGAGTTAATGCACCCGAAGCACCAATGAAAGGCAGCGATCCCAAAGTTAATGCGGTTGTAATAGTCAAGGTCGCAACCGAACCGACTAAATCAATCGTACCATCAAATCCATTTGAATCATTAAACACCAAAGAAGATACAATGTTCGGAGACAATTCAACATAGGCAGTACTATTCCAGCGATATAATACGTTAGTATCTAAAGCGATATAAATCGTATCAGCAGTACCAACCAAAGGAAAAGCTGCAACATTTGCATATTCTTCAACTGTTCCGGTAAATAAAGAAGCCATCTGCGATAGGGTAATCTTCTTACTTATGCCAGTTGTTGGATCCCCGATAATTGTCAAGTCCGATAATGAAGGCGTTAGTTCGGTAGCTAACTGATTTATTTTTTTCGATTCCATTAATAAGTATAATTTGAAGGTACTTGACATCTATCATTTAAGAAAGGTACTGTAAGCGTAGTATCTAACTTTACACCGGCTAATAAATCCGGATCACTTTCAGTAAAGAAAGTAAGCGGCATACTGGTTGAAGGACTCCAGGTTACGATTGAATAATCCTCTGGGTATCTCAACTGCGCAACTATATCTCCAGCAACTTGTGTCATATCCGATAAAACTTCCGTTTCGTTTGTTTCTTCCATCAGCATCCGATCCATAAAATAAAGGCTAAACGAATAAGCGATATCCTTTGCGCCAACATTAGCACCAGTCAGCGTAAAGAACATAGCTGGGTAAGTAACCTCCCCATTGCTTAACCTCTCCCATACATCGCCGAAATAAACAAAATTAATTTGTTCGTGATCGTTTCC